CTCTTCAGCGGTTTCTTTTAAGAAAGCATTATAGTTCTTTACATTCTCATAATCAAAACCTATATCAATAGGTTTTGTATCGTTAAGAACATCTTGTGTATTAAATACTGGTGTAATTTTTTCTAATTGAACACTATCTTTTAAATTGCTTTTTACACTGGTTAATGTTCTCTTTGCGCTTGAGCCTAATGTTTTAAATGCTGTTACAACGGACTGCAAGCCTTTAGTAACATTACTAAAATCAATACTTGCAATGCTTTGTAAAAGCCCTCTAATTTCCTTAATCTTTCCAAAATCAAGTTCTTTAGAGGCATTATTAAGTTTACGGAGGCTGGCTGAAAGTTCACCGACGTTAGTCTTTGCTTGCGTACTATCGGCTTCAATCTTAATAGTAAGGGTATCATATTCCGCCATATTATTTGTCAACCTCCGTATCTTCTTTTTTACTTTGTGCTTCGACTATGCGGTCTAAATAACTTATGAACTTCGCTTCCTTCTCACGTTGGATTTGTTCACGTTCTTCTTCCGTGATTGGAATAGGTTGTTTTAGGTATGGCTTTGCTTTGTGGTCTTTGCTAAACGGATTTAACACGGGTGACAAACTACCAATCGCATGGTAGATATAAGCACCTTGTAGCCACATTTCATTATTACGTTTACGTTGTCTTATTTCTTCGGCTTGTATATAAGCGTTAATTAGTTTGGGGTCTTCTTTCCAATACTGGTCGTAAGACATTCCAATAGACAACGCATAAGCAAACAATTTATTTAGATAGTCGATTATATCTTGAGGGGAAGTGGTGCGTTTTTCTACGCTTCCTCCACTTCCCAACTCATGTTTTTTGTGTCGTCTTCGATTGTGCTAATGACATCTTGCACCATTGACATTAATGTTTCGTAGAACTTTGTTGCATTTGGAATGATTAACACCCAATTCTCAAGGTCTTTATCACTTGGCATATCGTCTTTATGGTGTTCGACAAGACCAGCCTTTAATAATAGTTTTAAAGCGTCTAAACTGCCTTCAACGTCGAGATTTTCAACATCGACTTTTCCGTTATCTTCCACAACTTTTGAACTTAACTTATTAAGTTCACTGAAGTACCCTAGAACTTCGCTTCTATTAGAGTATTCAATTATGTAAGTTTTGTCACGAAAGTTTAATTTAATTCTTCTAGCCATTCCTAGAAACCTCCTTTTAGGTTATTTAATTACGCAACTGAAATTGCACTCTTTGGTGTTAAGACTAATCTCATTTCGAGTGCGTCACCAACGCCCCCGCCCACTAACACTAAACGTGCTGTGGCTTTGAATGTCCATTTCTTACCAGCGTTACCGATACGAACACCCCAGTAGCCCTCGCCAGCGTCGGTTGTGATTAAACCTTGAATGGTTGACCAGTCACTGCTGTCGTAGTTGAATGTGAACGATAACTCGTCGGGTAAGTTACCAAGTCCGTCGATGTTCTTGTGTTCGCTGTCGCACAAGGTTGTGACTTCAACTTGGTCTTTTTGAGCGTTATCCAAATCGGGGAAGTCTTTAATACAACCAACTTTGCTGTATGAACTTCCGTCCGCACTATGAATTAATTGAACGCCTTGTGTAGATTGTGCCATAAGTTATTTCCTCCTTATGAGATTGTGTTGGTAGACTTTTCAATCTTGGATTTTGGTGTGAGAACAACCCTCATTTCAAGGACATCACCAACACCACCACCAACAAGCACCATTCTTGCAGTTGCTTTGAACTTCCAAATTGGATATGTTCCAGCACTATCGTCACCGCCACCCACTTGGATACACCAGTGTGCTTCGGCTGAATAACCCGCTACGACATCATAGAGGTCGGGGTCATAATTACAAGTGAATGATAATTCGTCGGGGAGGTTTTCCAAGCCGTCCATAAACTTGTGGACATCGTCACACAACGTTGTAATTTCGATTTGGTCTTTTTGGTTATTGTCCATGTCGGGGAAGTCTTTGATACAAAGGAACTTTTGACTAGCACCACTGCCATGACTAATTCTAGCCCAACTTGGTGTAGAGCCAGTGCCACCATATCTTAAATGGACACCTTGTGTAATTTGAGCCATATCATTTACCTCCTATAAATCGTATGGTCTTTTGAAACAACCCCATGATACCTCATAATGATACGATAGATTGTTTCGTCACTGCTTTGAATAGGGTTTTTATATTCCCTAACAAAGCCGTATGATTTTAGTAAATTATCAACGACTTCAGCGATTGTGTTGCCGTTGGTTTTCTTTAATGGGTCACGTGTATAGATGTTAACTTCGTAATAAACATTAGCAAAGTTTTCAACTTCACAACAATCACTGCCTTTTTCATAGACACTATTGTCGATTTCTTCCATGCTAACAAACGGATATTTGCTCGGCATGTTTACATACACGCTACTATTTTCGACACCAAGAGTTGATGTCTTTTCGTCAGTGGACAAGGCATTAACTAATGCTGTATATATTTCGTTGAATATATTAATCATTTCAGTTTCAACCTCCCACTCATTAGTTTACTTAATGCACTACTTCTAGCACGCCATAAGGCACGCTTTGGTGGTGTACCACATGTCCATAAAGCACCATTTCTAATGCCCCCATTTTTCGTATGAACATAGCCTTCACGATTTTTCTTGACCATTGTTCTACTAGGTCTAACCCAGTAATTATCTTTGCCACGTTTTTGACCGAACTCACCTAACGGAACAATGCCATTAGGTCTAGGGGCTATTTCTTTAGTTCCGTAATTAGCGAAGCCACGAGCGGGAATAATTCTACCTTGAACTTTAATTGTTGTTTGTTCAATGAAACCTTCCCATTCATGTTTAGCCCCCAAACGATTATAATCTTTAGCATTACGGAATGAGTTCATTGCACCAGCACCAAACTCTATAAATAGAACTTGGTCACCACTACAAACTACTTCGGCTTGATTGCCAGCGTATGACCTAGTGACGTTAACCACTGGGTCGTCAGCACCAACATCATTTGGGTCTTGGTCAAAGTTTCTTTGCGCTGTCTTTGTTATTTCTTCACTTAATTTATCCACGACGATTTCACCAACTTTGGGAATGTCGTGCTTTAAGTTATTAACAAGTCTTGCGATTTGACTTTCCAAATCCATAATGGTTACCTTTTGGCGATAGCGATAACAACTTCGTTAATTGTTTCGGCAATACGTTTTACAACGTAGTCGTACATAGGCATGCCGTTATTGTCGTAGGCTGGTTTAACATCAATGAAAAACACGCTGTTCTCGGTGATGTGGTCTTTCTTATCGACACCAGTTTTATGAAACTCGTCTTTAGTAAATAGCACTACCTTATCATACTTGATGTCAGTGCCAAACACTTCAACCATTGAACTACCAGTAGCACCAGTAACATGGTGGTCGCCTTTTTTAAGTGGGTAGTATTTAACTATCTTTTCGCCACTCAAGTTATGGCTTTCGTCTTCGTAAGCCTCATTGCCTTTGTAATTAACCCAAGCAATAGGTCTTTTGTTACGTGCTAGGTTTCTCATTTTGGAATACCTATATGACGAGGAATAGTTTGTAAGATTTCGTCTTCGCTCATGTACTTACGGGCAACCCCGTTTTCGCTATGACTACTTTCACCCTCCGCACCTTTCTTATTGAATAAGACAATGGCGAGTTCAACTTGTTTCATTTCGTATCGCTTTTCAAGTTCGACCTTGTCGTCACGATATGGATATATGTGGTTTAAGAGTTTTTCTTTTGCAAGAGTGAGGTAAGGCGATAACGCTTCGTCGTTCTCGTCTTGCAAGTCACCCATAATGCGCATGTAGTTGAGTTTTTCTTCTTGTGTCATGCCTTACCTCCTCCTTATTAGTCTAGTTATTTTTGAATATCTCTATTAGAGAGTATATTCAATGGCGCAGAATGGGACGTTCTTTAATGGGACGGAATGACCATGTCCGTCGTTAACTAATTCCCAGTTGCCCGCTGTTGCTAACATTGTGTTAGTAACTTTGTTTGTGCCACTTAAAGCACTGGCTTTGAAGGATAAACCTTCGGGTGCAAGGAACATACCACGTCTTGTGACGAGAGATGTTTGACCACCATTCTTCTTGGCTTCTCTTGACATTTCGTTTGGAACGAGTTCGTCGATGTCGCCACGAGCGAAGGCTCTTGTACCCAAGAAATAGACTGTGTATTTCTTTTTGTTATCTTCAGCGTCTTCGACTGGACATTCGTCGTTGACGATAACTAATCTACCGCCCCAGTAAGCGATGTTTGTTGGTCTTTGTAAACCATTAGCGTCGTTGTATAAGGCGTAGGTAAGTTTTTCGCTCTTTTCAAGTTTGTTTGCGATTGCGCTGTGCATGAAGCAAACTTGGAAGATGTCGGCATTGTCGCCACCAACACCACGAACTGCGTCGTTAACGTCGGTAGAATTGACTTCAGTTCTTGCGATAATGCTACCCGCTAAAGCACTGCCGAAGATACCCTTCATAATGGCGAGTAATTTCTTTTGGCGTTGTTTTTGCCAGTAGTGTTCAACTTGTTCGGCGACTTGTAATAAGAAGTCTTTGCCAGTTAAGTTGTATGTGAAGTCTTTAGCGGTGAAGGATTTACCCATGTGGAACAAAACGATACCTTGAGAGTATGTTGGTTGTTCGCCGTCGTCGATGTCGGTGTTGCCGTCAAGGTCAACTGCGTCGCCTTCGATGTTACCGCTAATTGGTCTAACGATATAGTTACCACCAACTTGGGCTTTCACTTTTTCCATAATTTCAGCGTCGTCATAGAAGACACCCGCTTCGATTAAAGTTGTTTTGACTTTGTCTTCGATTGTTCTAGTATACGCTAGGAAGACCTCGTCATTCCATTTTTTCAAATCAAACTCTTTCATTGTGATTTCCTCCTATTTTGATTTGTAGATTGTAAGAGAACTTTATCTATCGTTACTTATCTTCGGCTGGTAAGCCAAGAACTTCACGATATTTAACTGGGTCTTTAACCTTGAGTTGGTTGAGTTCGTCAACCGTGATTAAGCCCTTCTTAAAGTTCTCTTGAGTAAACTTGGCGTTGTTTGGGTCGCCACCATTACCTTTTGGGTCTTTACCTTCTTTTAAGATGTCGGCACGGATTTGTGCTTCCTTTTTTGCCATGAAATCTTTTTGATATTGAAGGGTGTCTTTGCCGTCAAGTTCGTCATTGGCGTACTTTTCAGCGGTTTCTTCGTCGTAACCCATAGCGACTAAAGAAGCCTTTTTAGATTGAACAGCGAGTTTACGTTGGCTATCTTTAACTTGTTGTTCGAGTTCAGCCATTTTAACATTGCGCTTTTCTTCTTCGCTCATGTTCGCTTGTTCTTTCTTTTTCATTTCAG